TTCAAACCCTTCGGTCTGTTCTTTTTCATATAAACCAACTGGTGTAATTATTCGTAGTGTCAGGGTACATATCTTGGTCAACGTTTTGATTGTATTCAGGGAATAAATCTTGGTTGAAACTCATATAACTGATGAAACGCTCCGTGTAGTGTTGAGCAATTTGACGTTCTTTCTCTAACAAGAAGTCTACTTCGTTTTTCTCTACGTTTTCAGCGTTCTCGGACGAGTGCTTGTAAACACCTTTGTTAGCGATTGTGTAAGCTGCAAAAGGAAGATATTCGACCATTGACCAATGTATCAGCATAGGCTTCACATACGTCTCTACAAGGCTCTCGTAGTTACCTGATAGCGTACCTGCGATGATGTCTGCTTGTAGCTTCTCAAGTAGTTTAGTACCCAAGTAGGTTTGTATGTGGATGTCCTGCGCAATCTTAACGAACTGAATGAACTTATCAGTATCTACATTGCCGTTGGTAGCGGTGTAACGAACTAAATCGTCTCGTGTTATTAGTAGTGCCGTTGCCATTATTAATCGTTTTTAGGTAAGTAGCCTTTTGTAGGTGTGTCAATAGGACGAGTAGAAACCAAAGCCTCATTCTTTACAACGTATCCTAACTTCTCCGCTTTGCGTACTGCTACTTGCTTTAATTCTTTGCTACCTACGTTCAATGCCTTGCCTGAAAAAGTTGCATACACTTGCTTGTTCCATCTATGGTGACAATTCGCACCACCTTTGTAAAGCCAAATGTCATAAGTCGCAGCGCCACGAGGACCGAATCCTGCGTTAACTTGCTGACCACTCATTTTTTGAATGTCCTCTTTGCGGTAGATTTTACCTGCTTGCATCATTTGAGTGCAGAACGGACGTCCTTTACCACTCTTGCCGCCAGTCTCACCTTGATAAACATAGCGAGTAATGAACTTAATGCCGTCAATGACCTTGTCTTGCTTTGATGTGATGTTAGGACGAGCGTCTCCTGTGCTTACAAAGTTCCATACCTTGCTCATTAAGGTAGGTTCAAGCTCTTTAGAGAGCATTTCGTTCTCTAACTCATCGGAATCATAGTCTACAGGTGCTTCGTCTATTAGAAGCCAATTCTCGTCAGGTGTCTCACCAAGTGCGATAAGCTGCTCTGCTACTTCTTTCGGCAGGTGTTTACTTAACTCCGTACCTGTTTCCTCTGCAACTTGCTCTTCAGTTACTGCATTTTCAAGGTCTACAAACTCAAGCGGCTTGAGAGTCTTGAAGAATAGGTTTAAGGAGATGTTGTTAAATGATAGAATCTTGTCAATGGCGTCGATTATCTCCTCTTGAAATGGCTTAATCACCATATTGTTAAACAAGATAAACGAGTTCTCAAGTTCGTCAGCGTTAGACGAGAATCCGTTAGACGATGCAACACCAAAAAGAAGCGGTGAAGTAACGTTGTGTCCGAGCATAATCTTACGCAAGCACTCTTCGCTTAAATATGTGTAGTGTTCAGGTGCGTCATTCAAAGGAATATCCTCAACCGTAGTACGAGTATCCATATTGTCGTTGAACGCTACGATTACTTTTTGACCTTTAGAACCAGTCAACTTGCCGAGAACCTTCGCAGAGATGATTTCTTGCTGCTCTAATGTAGGCACTCCGTTGTTGAAGTTAACTACTTTAGTTCCGCTGAATCCGTTTTGAACCTCGTTGATTAGGTAGTCGGAAATTTCCTCTTCCAAAAGTGCATAGGGTACTGCACCTTGATAGTCAACGTAGGAATAGTATTTCATTCCAACTGAATAAGGCTTGCTGAATAGGATTTCTACCTTCTCGTTGGTAAATCCAAACGCAGGGAAGCGTTTAGGGACGTATTTCTTGATGTCAGTCCAATCATCGGAGTAGTAGTATCCTTCAATCTCTCCGTCTTTATTGCATTTTTCAGCACGCAACAAGTTTACAGGTATGTGGTAAGCCTTGAGAATCTTGTCGTGCTTGTCGTTGTAGTGTACCTGAATAGCAAACTGCCCGAATAACTTGCGGTCAAAAACAATCTTACGCAAACAATCCTTTGAAATCAAGGTCATCATTTGAGCGTACTCATTAGGCTTACGGTTAGCGTCAGTAGCTGACAATCCTTTGCCGTAAATCAAACGAGCAATGTTGTTGATAATTGCGTTGTTGGTTGTAGAGTTCGTGTATCGGTCAATCAAGAACTGATACGCGTTGTTATCCTCTCCGTAATCTACCCAAGCCTCACGCTTGCTCTCCTGAATAACGGGAGTAGTGTAAGCAGATAGATTTAAAACGTGTATGTTACTCATATACGATGTATGTATTTGCGGTTGTATTTGAAACGTACTCACCTGAATTTACCGAGAAGTTCACGATGTTTTGGTCAGTACAAAAAATTCGGTCTTTGTAGACGATGTCAGTTCCTTGTTTTAGAACCAAGTCGTAGAAGTGTCCTTCTTTTAATGCGAAGGATGCAGTAATCGTGTTAACGTAGTCTCCTTGCGTTGAACTGGTGATTGAAATAGTTGCAGGTGTGTTTGTTTGGTCATCCGTTAGAATCATTGTATTGAATGAACCTCTCGGAATGAATGAGAACGTCTGCGCTGATGTAGATGTAGTTAAAACTATCATACTACTACAAGTCAAAAGATTCGTTTTGTTTCCAAATAAAAAAGGGAGACCGAAGCCTCCCCTTTAACGCTATGAAAAAACGAATTATACAGTAACGATAGAAGCAGTACCGAAAACGTCTCCTGCGCCACCTGCAAGACCTGCCTCGTTTGAGCAGTCAAGTAGATTAGCGTAGAGTTTTTCAGTTCCTACGAATGTAAGCGTGTAGCCGTTCAAATCACCCATTGCAGTACCATTCGATACGTTTGCAGTAGTAATTTCCATTCCGTGTTCTAAACCTGCAAGGAAGAATTGGTTGTTGCGGTTTTTGATTACGATGTGAGGACGTCCGTAAGCCATCAACTTAACGTTCTTATGCGTTGTAGCATCTTGTTTTTTAAGTGTGACGGTAAGCGTCTGCTCTGCGAATGTAGTGCCATTCTCGCGGCTTGAGTTATATACTTGGTCAAAAGAGTTTGTTCCTTTGAGTTCGTATTTGTATAATGATGTAACGTTGGCGATAGTGTCGATGGTATCAGTACCTGTAACATACGCAACGTCTACATTTGGGTCATAGTCTCCGTAATTAACGAAATAGATAGCGTCGATACCACCTACTGCGTCTTTACATACTTCTAAACGACCATTTGCGACTTCACAAGACATATTTTTTAGATTTTAAATGTTATAAAAAAGGGAGGAGCGTATACCCCTCCCTCGTTAGTTTAAGTTAAGCTAATATTAGTTAGCAGAGTTTGTGATTCCGTAAGTAACAACATCGGAAGCAAAGCCGTATTTAGCATCAGCGGTGAAACGCATAATGATACGTACATTGTCATCACCTAAAGTCTCGGCAGTATCAATCACACGTACTTCGTTCATATCATTTAATAGACCAGTAGCGAAATACAAGTTTGATTTTTGAGTAAGAAGTGCTGTGTTAGAAGCAAGACCGTTAGCAACGAAAATACGTACGCCATCAAAGAATACATCACCAAGTTGTTGGTTTGTACCTCTGTTCTCGTAACCATTAGCACCTACACCTGAAGCAGCGAAACCACCCAATGCACGTACATAAGCACGGTAGATATTTTGTGAAACGTAAAGATTCAAGTCTTCTTTTCCGTAAAGGGCAGCAGGACAAGCGTCAACGATTTTACCAAGCTCGGTGATTACGTTAGCAGCAGTAACAGTAGTACCTGCAACTTCTTGTGCAGCAGGAAGGTTAGCATCAGTAGTCAATTGAGTCATAATACCATCAAATTCACCTGCAGTTGCGTTAGCACCTCTCCAAATTGTAGTTTCCATTGCAGCAGCAACTTTTTCAGCAGCGTGAGCGATAAGGAAGTCAGAGAAGTTTTTAGGCATTGTATCAAATGCAGAGTAACCCATTTGAACCGCCTCCCAATCGCTTCGTAGCGGTTGCTTACACAAAAGTAAATTTACTTGGAAAGATTCAGGTTGTAAAACTCTCTCTGTCAATGTGATAGTGCTTGTAGGGTCGAAGTCGCAGGTTGCGTTCTTGATGATGCCATCTGTACTCAAACGCTTAATAACGCTCTTATATTTGACGTTAGGCATTACGGTGATACCACCTTTGTCTAATGTTGGTGCAGATAATAACGCAGCAGCGATGTATTTACCTGCAAATTCGCCTGCATATGATGACGAAGAAATAACTGGATTTGGCATTGTAAATTATTTTAAATTAATTAAAGATTAGAGATTTTTGAAAGGATTGAATCCATTGTAGAACGTGGACGGTTTTGACCGAATTTAAACGCTTCTACTTTAGTTTCGTTTTCAGGGTTGAATGAAATAGGTTTAGGCTCTTC